CAGGAACCACCACACCATGATGAAGATTGATAGACTTGCGATTCGTATCACCACCTGTTGGTTTACGAACATCTAAAAACTCCTCTATTTCGGGGTGACTCATATGTAGATAAGCTGCATAACTACCCCTTCGAGTTATACCTTGCGAAAATGCTAACATTTCTGCATCTACTACTTTTAAAAAAGGTATCACTCCAGTACTCTCACTTCCTTTAGAAGTCTTTGTACCTTGTGAACGAACATCACTCCAATGTCCACCAATACCACCGCCAAACGATGATAGGTAAGCATTTTCTGTGTAATGGTCTGTTATACCTTCGCGACTGTCGTCTACGTAATTAAGAAAACAACTAATGGGTAGACCACGCTGAGTACCACCATTCGATAGTACGGGCGTAGCAAACATAAACCATAAGTTACTAACATAGTCATACAACCTTTGTGCATGAGCATCGTCATCTGAAAAAGCTTCGGCAGCTCTAGCAAATGCTTCTTGTGGAGATTCTTCTCCTGGTATCATATACCTGTCCCTGAGAGTTGCTATTGCAAACTCGTCAAGAAGGCTGTCTTTGCTATAATCTATTTTAACTGACATAATTTTTCACTAATCCTATAATTTCTTTACTATGGCCTAATACTTGTGCGTCTGGGTCGTAAGATAAATCCATCAACTCAATATTCTTAGCAAGATTATCAGCACCGAACTCGTTTAAGTTCTGCATGAATTTATATCTGCTGTCTATTGGAAGTTGATTCATTAAATCAAATACATCACCGTGGTCTGCTATCAGACTACTGGCACGCTTAGGGCCGATTCCATTTACTCCTGGGACATTATCTCCTTTATCTCCTGTTAAGCACTTAAAAGTTAAGTACATCTCAGGTGGAAAGTCATAATGCTCGTCCCAATTACCTATTGTTGTCTCTTTTCTTGTTACGGTAGAGAACCGTGATATGTTCTCGGTTATTAGAAGATCCCAATCTTTATCTGAACTCACCATCCAAATGTCTTCTACACCTACTTCTTCTCTATTGAGAGCTATGACTGCTGCAATATCATCAGCCTCTACACCATTATACTTAATAGTAAGATAACCTTTCTCATTACATAAATCAATACACTTCTGAAACTCTCCTAGAAAGTTCATAAATTCTTGTCTTTCTTCTTCTGTTTGGTCTGCATACCGTTCTTTACGGTTTGCTTTGTACTCTGGGTCTATAGCTTTTCTGTAATCGCTACCCCCATCTCCAAGTACTACGATTTCTCCGCAGTCATATGATTTAGCAAGACTTTCTATAGTCCTGACATATTCTACTTTGAAGAACTCTTTCTTCTGATGTTTCCACCTGAAAGCTAAGTTGAGACCATCAACTATTAGCAGATTCCCGTTAGGAGTCGGCTGCTTTCCAAGGCTCGTAAATTCTATCGCCATCTGTCCATTCCTGTTTTTCTTTTTCAAGCCATCTTTCAGCGACGCAAATGTAACTATCCAGCCAGGATATATACATATAGTCTAACTTCTTGGGCTTGATTCTTGTTGATACAAAAAATTGTGCATGATTTGCTTTGAAAAACAGCAAAGGCTCGAGATTATTATCTTCTGCTTGCTGTATGGTCTTAGCCCACCATTGCACAAAATTATTACTTTTATTTGTAAATACTTTTGTAGAGATTGCGTCATCTCTATAAAATTTTACTTCAATTAGAAACTTGTTTATTTGGTGTTGTAACCACAAGTCTCCTTTTATTTTGCCACTACCAGACCCAGGAGTTTGGGTAAACGGTAATTGCGTGTGACGAGCGAGCATAGCGGCAACTAGTAGCTCGGCTTTATTGCCTTTCTGTCTACTATTAACCATTATAGAGTTTTGATATATTTTATTAAATTACTAGTGTCGTTGAGTTTTAAATCAACAATAGCGTCGTCTGCTACTTCTACTCCGAGCTGTGTTTCTAGCTCCATTATGAGTTCTATCATATCTAAACTATCTGCGCCTAAATCAAGGAGGTTATCTCCCTCTTTTAGCGAATTTGTAGGCAATTCTAATTGCTTTTCTACTAGGTATAATATTTCTGCTGGTGAGTATATATCACCGATTTTAATAGTCATAATCTTGTTCTAACCTTTCTCTATGTTCTTGTTGTCTTATTTTTACTTTGTCTATTTCTGGTAACTCAGCCCAATCGCAAGTTTTACAAGTCACTCCTACTGGAATGTACTCTCTAAACTCTGATTTATGAGGGCATATGTGTAACCAAAACGTGTCTCCATTCTTCATTTTTATTCCAAATGACTGATATTGTCCTCTTTAATAATCTCTATCTTCTCTAACAATGGGTGTGTCCAACCATGAGAAACTAGGTATGTATTAAGATTTTCTTCTTTAAGGAGTATCTCTACGATCTTCTCCTTACCCTGTTCATCAAGTGCTTGATTTACTTCATCAAGGAATAGCACATTGATTTGACTTCTACTAATAGATGTCATTAATTTTCGTATTGCAACTAAGGTGGCAATGTTAACTCTTGCGAGTTCCCCACTAGATAATGCTAGTATGTCTATAAGTTTACCTGTATCGGTAACTTCTACATTTAACTTGTCGTTTTCTACAACGAAGTTTATGCTAAATCTACCATCACTAAACTCAGCGAGATAGTCATTTGTTAGACTTTCTAGCTCTTTTACGAGGGATTCGATTTTGTAGGCAAGTAACCCGTTTGTACTAAACGCTTTTTTAAGTATTTCGAGAATCGAAAGTTTATCTTCAATACTGCTAAGCTTATCTGTGACTTGAGATAACTCTCTCTCAAACTGTTCAGTTTGCTCCTGTATAATCTCAATTCTTGTATTGTGTCTTTCTCGTCTTTCATTTTCACTTGCTACTTCTTCCAACTCGGCACGAGCCACCCTAACTTTTTCTTTAAGCGCGTCGATAGCTTCTTGGACTCTTTCTGGATTGCTAACTGTCGTTGAGAGTGTAGAGTCAATACTGGAGAAGAGATGTTCCCATTCTTCGACTCCTTTGGCTGCTGCCCTATGTATTTTATTTTCATCTTGTAACTTCTCTAGTTTCCCCTGTTCTTCGTTCATAAACTTAGAACATTGCATTGCCCTCTTATTGTGCTCGTTATATCTAATCTCGACAAATTCCATGTCGACTGGTTGTTCACAGGTTGGGCACTCCTGGTCTTCCATGTTTTTTAAGCTTTCATACTTATCACGCATCATTACTTCGTGACTAAGTTCTGACTTCCAAGCTCCGATAGCTCCGATAGTGCCACTAGTATCGTTACTTTGTGGGTGCTTTTGATAGTCTGCACGTAACTGATTAATATCTATTGATTTTAATTGTTCGAGCAGATTATTATTAGTATTTATCTTTTTATTTTTATCGGAGATATTTTCAAAGTCTATCTGTAACTGACGTAAAGTGTTCTCGTCTTTTTCTGAGATTTTTGGTAAATTCATTTTAGAATATATCTCAGTAGTCTCTAATTTGTTGTCTGTTAACCATTTAACGATAGTGTCAGTCTGCGCATTTAGAGCTGTAGTTTCCTGTGTTGCTACTCGTACTCCCTCTTTGAAGGAATCGAAAAATGCAACATAATCATCAAGCTTTAACAAATCTATCAAAAATTTCTTACGATTAGTGTCAGTCGCTGTTAGGAACTGCAAACTAGTATTAGTGTTCTGATAGACAAGCTGGGTAAAGGTTTTGAAATCTATACCTAAAGTCTCTCCCAAGGTCTTATAAGTATTACTAGCAGTATGACTACTTATATCTTCGCCATTCTTAGTTAACTTACACTTTAAAGTTGCTCGTCTGTTAACTGTGATATTATACATATCTTCGTCCACAGAAAAGTCAAGGCTAATATCATAGCCCTGATTAACGTATCTATTAGCAATATCAGCTTTCTTCACATTTTTACTATTCTTATTGAATAATACTTCTTCGAGTATTAATGGAATAGATGATTTACCTACTCCATTTGTACCGATAAGTTGTGTTAAAGTCGAGTCTGCTAGATTAACCTCATTGCCTTTACCATAGGAGAAACAGTTATCCCAAGCTAACTTCTGTAGAATAATCATTGTACACTCCTATAATTGCTTTAATCTTATCTTCATCTAAATTTAGTATATCTCGTAAGTATACTATCAACTCATCACTAATAGTCATCTCGGAAGTAAGGTTCAAGGTAGCTTCTACCTGTCGTTTTACTACTTTCTTGTCTAAGAGTTCTGAGTTCTTAATTTTTGCTAAATCTTGCACATCACCTTCTAACTCGTAAATGGTGTGGTCAAACTCAGTCTGTAACATATCGTTTGGGTCTGATACAGTCTTTCTTATTAGCTGCGGTAAGTCAAGTTCATGCCAAGTCCATGACCAATCATCATCTATAAGTAAAGCACCTGTCTTTACTCTATTTCTGTGAAAAGATGTTGTCATAGGACTGCCAGGATAAACAATATTTCGTTGCGTATTCGCGTGAGCATGTAAATCGCCAGCAAAGACAGTTGTAAACCTGTCAAACCTTTCTAAGTCTACTTCAGGTACTACATGAGGTGGTATCTCTCCACGAACATGAGTAAACAGAATTGGGGCATCTATTGACTCTATACTATTCTTTTTATATAAGTCAGCGTACGGTAATATAGCCCAATCATCTTCTGTATATGTAGAGTCGACTACCTCTACTAATGCGTTAACATCTGAAGTTGCTTTCTTTAGGTTAGTAAAGAAAGTCTTGTTCTTCCTAGTAGCTTCATGATTTCCGTCATAAATAATAGTAGGAATTGTTACTCCTCTGATAAAATCAAAGTATAGAGTAAGTTCGTCCATTGAGGGGACTCGATCAAACAAATCCCCACCAATGATATGAAGTTCACAGTCATTTTCTAACTCAGTAATCTGGTCAAAGAACATCTGATAACGATTGATTGCCCAATCTACAGGTACGTTCTTCTGTCCGAGTTTAATGTGCCAGTCCGCTGTAAACAAAATCATGCTACGAAGTCGTCTCCTGGTTGCCATTCACAACCTGTAAGTCCACCAGCTTGTAAGCCTTGTAGTGTTCTTAGTACTTCGTTTGCATTTCTGCCTGTATCTAAAGCATTTACTGATACATGCTGTATATACCCGTCTGGGTCTATAATGTAAGTGGCTCTAAGAGCTACACCTTCATTATTGTCAACTATACCTAACTCTTCGGCTAAGTATAGACCGCAGTCAGCGGCTAAGGTATGCTTGATTTCTCGTATTGCTCCAACAGCTGTTTTCCAAGCCATCTTACAAAATTCGTTATCGCCACTAATACCTATGACATCAGCATGGTCTACAAGTATATCCATACCCGCAATTTCGGTAGGACATATAAAAGTAAAGTCTTTTGGATAGAAGTAAATAACTTGCCAGCTATTATCTTCGTCATTAGTCCAAGTGTTGACTTCACACATTTCGTTATTCAGGTCTACACAATTAAGTGTATACTCTGGAAATCTTTGTCCTACTCCAATCATGATACGTCAAACTCCTCATCTACAGATTCATTAGATTCTGCACCTTGAACTTTCTTAAGAAGCTCTAACTGCGCGTCAGCAGTAGGTCTAGGAAGAACGTCGTCCATAGACTTAAGGTCTGCGACTAATTCTTGTTCCCAATCTTCTAATGCTCTTGGTTTACATTTAAGCATCTGTAATTGATACTCAACATTAAACACCTGTGGACCAGTCTTCAATCTCTTGAAGTATATATCCCACCCTGTGGTTTGGTCAGTAGGATTCCCTATCTCTTCCATTGCCACTAAAATTTGGTCAAAAAGTTTCCTTTTTAGATTAACAACTTTGATACTTTTATCAGAGTAGTCGATCCCCTGGACTGCATAAGCCCAACCACATTTTAAGTCAGGGTAAAAATCTCGAACATGGTCATGCTCGACGTTGTTAAATGTCTCAGAATTTCTATCGAAAGACAAACACTCCATAGGAATGTTCTTGTTGTTCTCGCCTTTTATCCAATAGACATATCTTGGTAGTAAATCACCTACTAAACGTATGTGATGATCTTCCTTGTTGCCAAAATTGTAAGTATCAATCTTGGACTTTTGGGCTGAGCCCTTAGTTGTATTAAAGCCAATAGCCATAATAATCTCCTATAATGTCTCCTCGTATTTGAAATGAATCTTTCCATCTCTAATATCAAGCAGTCTGTTTTTGGTTATAATGTCCTCATTAACTTGACAGAAAATGAGGTCTAGTGTGGTGTCTTTTGTTTTTGCGTACTCGTAAGAATTTCGGAATGATGCAACACCTACATATTCCGCAACCTCTTTATCACTAAAGGCACGCCCTTTCTCTAGCAAATCCTTAGGGTTAAGTAAGAATGAGCTACCGTGAAAGTTCTTTTCATAAAACTTAAAAGTCTTATCATAATAATTCTTGGGGGTAATCTTAAAAGTAATAATTCGCAACACCGTGATTATCTCACCAACATTGCCATTAGTCGTTTCTAAAATCTTCTTCCAGTCAAAATATATCATATATTATACCAATTTTTTGAGGGGTTGTCAAGAACTATTTTTTTCATGTATTATTATTATTGATTTTCTAATTATTTAAAGTTAATCTTGTAATCTTGCTTTACATAATATCCCATTCGCGCGTTAGCCTGTCTACTAGCCGTCTTACCTTTTAGGTGGATATCTATGATTTTTGGTTGGATTTTACCTTCCTTTTTACGAATAACCCTACCGATTAACTGTGTAAGAAGGGGTTCGTTATTTACTGGTGTAGCAAGTACTAAACAACTGAGCACATCTAAGGAAATTCCTTCGGAGAAGATGGATTGCGTACCAAACAGAATATTCTTGTCTGCGCCCACTCTCCTCATAGTATTTTCTCTTTCCGAAAAATCCATATCCCCAGTTATGCAAACTGCATTTTCACCAACTAATCGTTGACAAACTTTAAGAAATGCGACTCTATCCGATACTACTAGTACTTTATGCCCTTCGGCTGCATATGTTGACGCAATCAGAGCAACACTATGTATATATTCTTCATTCTGTGCCAAATGATTGATTCTTTCTGCCCAAGGAGTAAAGCTTCCGTCAAGGAATCTTATATCAGATTTTATTACATCTATCTCTGGAATCATGTAATTTTCTTTTGGCGGCTTATGTACTGAGTGTCCAAAGTAATCCCTGAATACTACATGTCGTCCGTCCTTCCTTTCTAGCGTTCCTGTCAGTCCTATCTTGAACCTCGATGGCATTTCGTCTACTATTCGGGTAAACGTCGGGGACGAAACGTGATGCATCTCGTCCAAAATTACTGTCCCGAACAAATGTTTTATCTCGTCTATCCTGCGGTATAAACTCTGAATGTTTCCCACTACTATCGGAGACGAAGTGTTGAACTCCCCGCTTCCTATTCTGCCTGCCTTTATTCCGAAGCATTTTTGTACCTCTTTTTCCCATTGATTACGTAGGTTTGTAGTATGTGTTACTACTAATGTTTTCTGACCAAGCTTAGCAGCTATAGAAAGACCTGTAAAAGTCTTTCCCCAACTTACCCAAGCGTTAATTATACTATTGTCTTCTACTGCGTCATAAACCACCTGCTGGGACGCACGTAACTCAAACTTAAACTCAGGAAAGTGCGTTGGCGCTGTTACGCGCTTGTCGACAATTTCGTAATCTTCTGGTATTAAATCAATTCGACCGACAGGTATGGAAACTAAACCATCTCGCAGTGGGCGAATTGTTTTAATTACCATAGGTGGGTCTTGAGGCATACGAGGAGGTAGCGTATAAGTTAGTTCCTGCTCTAGTAACCCAAGGAAACGACTGTCGCCTTGCAACTGTATTCGGTTACTTATTACTGCCTTCATACAATCCAGCTAACTATTACATTTGCCATAATTACGTATGCACATATTAGATTTGAGACTACAATAAACGTTCTTATATAAGTAATGGCGTTATCATTCTTCTTCTCATAGCCATCTTGCTCACTAAATGAGCCTAGGGCGTGCTTCCATATCTGCCATTTATTATAACTCTTCTCGTGTTTCATGCTCCTAGCCTTTTTAGTAGTTCCAAGTCTTCGTTTCTCCAACGTGCGGCTTGTTGTGGGTGGTTATTATCCCAGGGTGAGCTCCACCCTGTTTTAGTCTTTCTGTTAATTACGTGATCTGGTAAGTAATCTTTCATGATTTCTCTCATTAGATACTTAGTAGTTCCAAGTTCATAGGGTTGTAACTGTTTAAATCTTGTTTTTGTGGGTAACGTCATATTATAATGTACATATCTTTGTGTAAGTAAAGGTATTCTTGACTCCATACCAAATAGCCCACAAGTCTGGTCTGTTGCTAGAATATTCTGCTCAGAGGTAGTAAGTAAGTCTATAAAAAGACTGTTTGCCATAGGGTCTGTACAGTCAAAACACTCATCTGGAAACCATCTCCATTCTCTTGCCTTCTCCATCATAGCTAGGCAATATTCTTCATCAAATCTTTTGTTGTGATGTAAATATCCCGAGTATAGTTCGTCTCCACTATCTCCTGTTAATACTACTTTACAGCCATGTTCTGCAGCTGCTCTAGCTAACTTGTAACGAGGAGCTTGCCTATTGTGGTCTGACCACGCATAATGAGTTCCTGCTAACCATGTCTTGCCTAGTGAGATTCTCTCATCTCTACTCAAATCTACATGAATTAACTCTCTACCGAACAATTCGGCAGTAGTTTTAGCCATACGAGATTCTTCTTGAAATCCCCAATGTTCATGAGTGTTTCCTTTTTCGTTTGTATAACCGCAAGTGAAAAGCGTGATATCCTTAGTACTTTCACGGCATATACTAGCTACTAGCGTGCTGTCGAACCCGCCACTTAGAAATATTGCATGTTTGTTGGTAGAATTACCATAATTTGCTACCTTTAAGATAGACTCTTTTGTTTTTTCTACAAATTCTTCGGCATTAAAAAGTTGCTTGTGAAAGTTGTAGTAATTCCACATGTTTCTTCTGTTTAGTTTAAAATTTTTGTCTAATTCAAAAGTTAAAAATGCACCTGGTTCTACTTTATGATAACCTTTCCATATACACTCGTCTCCCATAGAGCCAAACTTTCTTTCATTTACAGCTAATTCTTTATGTAAAAAAGACTTACAACTTGTACTAAACTCAAAGGTGTTACCATCAAAGCCCCACCATAAAGGTTTTGTACCAAAGTGGTCTCTGATTAAATGAAGTTGATTATGTTCTTTATTATAGTATGCTATAGAGCCGTGCCAATCTGTCCACTCTAGTGTGGGCGTTCCATACTTATCTAGCATTTTACCTAGCCAAGCTGTATCATTAGTTTCCCTAGAGTCATACATTTCTCCATTGAATAGGAGTACATTTCCTTGGGGAGTGATGTAAGGTTGGGTTTGTTTAGCACCTGTTATATCAAGTAAAGCATGTCCAAAAGCAAACGTATCATCTTCCCAGAAGGACATACCATCTGGTCCGCGGTGCTCTTGCTTTTGTAACATTAATCTACATAAATGCTTATTTGTTGTGCCTACAAATCCACACATTTAATCACCCTTTGAAGTTTCTATCACTTTCCAACTA